CTTTGCAATATATCTATCTAATAATTTTTCAATCATGAAGCGATCAGCCTCATATTCCATTTTTGAATGGAGAGAGAATGCTAAGTTATATAAAAAATAATTATCATGATGTTTAGAAGCGTGTCCTAATTCATGTAATAAGGTTCTTTGTCTTCTATACTTAGATAAATTAGCTTTTATTACTATGGTATTCATACAAGCAACATAATGGCCATCGGCATCAAGGTTTTCACGCTCTTCTACCTTAACGCCGAGTTCGTTAATCATCATTTCAATTTGACTGTCCAAATGACTCACCTACTTATTTAGTTATCTTTTTTCTCTAAATATGCTTCAATCATAGCTGATAGTATTTCCCTATCATTATCGGTGAGCGGTTTTCCGTCGCTACTCATAACAGATGCTAAAGCTTCTTCCACGGTTAGTTTTCTTTCCTCTGGTGCAACTCCCGCGTTAGGATCATCTGTGCGTCCTAGCAAATAATCTGTTGAAACATGGAAATAGTCAGCAACTGCATTTAGTTTATCAATGGATGGCTTACTCTTTTTCCACGCATAAAGTGAATTTTTACTAAAATTAAGTTTTTCTTCCAATTCGACAATAGATATTTTGCGTTTATCTGCTAACATTTTTACTCTCTCAAATGTTGTCATAATAATGATGCTCCGATCATGCCTAAAACACATCTTAAAAACTTTGTAGATAATCGTTGACATCTACAAAACTTTATATTAATATATGTTCGTAAGCTAATTTAATAAGCTAACAAGCAATAAGAAAGACACCTAATAAAGTAAACAAATTCAAGGTCGGGAAACTTAGAATGTTAATTTATAGGGTAATTCTGTGCTTATTTAACTATGCACTTATTCTATAAAACTTTTTAGAAACTGTCAACAAAATTAGCTAATTTTATTAGCTTACATATTTAAAGAAAAGGAGGAAACATCATGAAACAAAATAAAAAAACTCCTTCCGCAAAAGGAGCTTTAATAACTATACATTTTAAAGACCAAAAGTTTAGTGCTGTTGTTGATGAAATTCATCCACAAGAGCATCAAAAAAATTCTTTTGCAACTGACGAGAAAAAGACTCAGAAACGCTCTGAGAAAGTTCTTCGAATAATTCAATTTCTGTTGGAAAAGATTCGTCATTTTGGAAATCTATTTTGAATTCTTTATTAACAGTCTTGAATACGGTTTGTTTGAATAAGGCGTCGACATCCATATTAAATTCTTCCATACTATTTTCACCTCGCTTTCTATTCAAAATTATACCAAAGAAAGGAATGAGCAAAATGAACACACCACAAATTTTTAATTTCGAACAAAACGAAGTTCGGACAATTTTAGTAAATGATGAACCATATTTTGTAGGTAAAGACGTTGCAAGTGTTTTGGGTTATTCAAACACTAAAGATGCTTTGTCGCGGCATGTAGATTTGGAAGATAAGATGGGGTCGCGAATCACGACCTCAGGTCAATCGAGAGAGATGACGATTATCAACGAATCAGGGCTATATAGTTTAATCCTTAAATCTAAACTCTCAAATGCCAAGAAATTCAAACGTTGGGTAACAAGTGAAGTGTTGCCAGCAATTAGAAAACATGGAGGTTATCTAACTCCAGAAAAAGTAGAAGAAGCTTTGCTTAATCCAGATACAATCATTCAATTAGCAACTAAATTGAAAGAAGAACGTACTGGAAGACTAATCGCAGAACAAAAGATTGCAGAATACGAACCCAAAATCTCATATTTAGATAGCATATTATCTTCTACAGATTCAGTAACAATTAGTCAGATTGCAGCAGATTATGGGATGTCTCCACAACAGATGAACAAACTACTTCATAAACTAGGTATTCAGAAAAAAGTAGGCAACCAATGGTTATTATGCAAGAAACATATGAGACAAGGATATACAAAATCTCATACAACTGAGATTCCGAAATCTGATGGTGGAACAAAAGTTGTGATGAATACAAAATGGACTCAAAAAGGACGTTTGTTCATTTATGAGTCGCTAAAAAAAGAAGGATATATTCCAGAAATTGATCTATTAGAGGAGAGATAGTTATGTCGCAGGACTTCATTTTAAAAGTGCGTGTGGCGCTAGCTACGCATAACAAGAGTCAAGCTTGGTTAGCTGAAAAGATTAATATTTCAACAGCTTATATGTCGGATATTATGAATGGACGTAGAAAGCCAGATAAACAAATCAAGCCAATTGAAGCAGTATTAGCAGCATTAGAAAAGGAGGAAAAACATGCAAATAACAATTCCAGATAATTTAGTAGTTTCCGAATTAACTACACAGATCACGAATGCAGCGCTTAATTCTTTGGACGAACGATTACACCTAATGAACAAATCAGTAGAGCTTCCTCCATATCCAAACAAATCAGAGGTAAGAAAAGTTTTAGGAATTGGTGATGATAAATTAACACATTGGATAAACCTAGGCTTAAAAACACAGCAGTGGAGCAAGTTAGACATCAGAATTGAACGATCGGAGCTCCAAAGATTTTTGAAAGAAAACTTTGAGTTCTAAAGGCAAAGGAGAATGATTTTATGTCCTACACATTGCAACAAGAACATCAAATTCTCGGTTTGATTAAACAACGCAGGAAACAATTACAAGATGACCGTGCAGCGCTTAGAAAAGCCGATGAGCTATCAGATAGACAAGCTGAACTAATTGCTTCTGAACTTGAGGATTTGAGAATGCTAGAAATAAAAAATAGGGAGATTAGATTATGAAGAAGACAGACACACTTTTTATAGGATTCATTTTGGGGTTATTAGTGATTGTAGCGCACCAAAGTATTATCGGGGGAAGTTTGTTTGCAGCATTGATGGTTTTAATCAATCTGCTTGATTCAAAAGAAAGGAGCAACTATGGCACGAGAAGAAGCGCTAAAAATCGGTAAAGTGATTGATGATAATTGGTGGGCAAATAGCCGATCTATTATTTTAAGCAAACAACATATCGAAAAGCAAAAAGCATGGCAACAAATAAAAAAGTGACTCAGCCGTCCAAAGCAATGAGTCACATAGAAAATACATCTAAGGAGATGTTACCACATGGAAAAAGAACTTTCCACTCTAGATCAATATTTGACTGATCCTAGTTGGGGCAAATCGAATATCAAGGAAACAAACAACCGAAAAATCAGACGAAATCTTTTGACAGATGAAGAACTAGCATGTGATCAAGACGATTTGGGCAATTTTGTGAGTATTTGGGATCATGTCTATCTTATCCATTTATCGAAGCAGTCCAGAAAACCTGAATACATTTATGTCATCGAAGATGGCATGATTGACGCGCTAGAAGAGTACGACAGAGATAACTTGATTGATATCTCTTATTACGGATCAGGTAAGAAATACATTGCTGAAATGGAGGCAGAATTTGATGAGTGAAAAGGAACAACCTTTGAAAAATAGAAGTGATAATACGCTTTTTAATACCTTATACAAAATAAATGTGAAAGATGTTACTGAAAAACGAAATAACCTCACTTATCTTTCGTGGGCATGGGCTTGGGCAGAAGTTAGCAAAGTGTGTGAGGCAGTAGATTATGAAATCTATCATGATCCAGAAACATATCTGCCGTATGTCTTTGATAAGAAAACAGGCTATATGGTTTTTACCAGTATCACAGTCAACGGAGTAAAGCGTGACATGTGGTTACCAGTCATGGATGGTGCAAACAAGGCAATGAAAGATGAGCCATATACCTACGAAGTCAATGATTATCAGTGGAATAACGAAACGAAGAAAAAAGAGATTGTTGGAAAAATCGAAAAGCGAGTTGAAGCAGCAACTATGTTTGATATCAACAAAACGATCATGCGCTGTCTTGTAAAAAATCTAGCAATGTTTGGGCTAGGGCTATATATATTTGCTGGCGAAGATATGCCAGAAGATGTCTCGATGCTTGAACCAGCTACTCAAAGAAGCAAAAAGCTATTCTTGGATGCTTTACAACTGGTTGCTAACAAGTACGAAAAATCGATTGATGAAGCAATTGTTGCATTGACTGATGCGGCTTCTATAACCGCTGATGACAGTAAATGGACCAAGAGAGACTTGGGCATTCTAAAACGAGGCGTTAACTGGATTGAAGATCAGTACAGAGAAGAAACAAAAGAGAAGTGATATGAGTGTTTAAACCATTAATCGATTCATATTCAGCGGTTCTGAAAAAGTTCAAAGGAAAAGACATAGGTGCAACGATCAATGAAGAAGTGAACATTGATCGACTAAAGACGATGTATGACGGCTACGATGGCGATCGAGTCATTGAAATTCGTTTTATTGATCCTAGACGTTTCACTGTACAGCAACGAAACTTCATCTATGCGCTCATAGGCGATATTTTCATCGATACAGGCATGCCGACGGACTTCTGGAAGGAATTCTTCTACTTCCGTTTCGAAGGTGTCACAGGGCGCGAAATAAGCCTCAAAGACGAATCGAGCACAACCGTGAGTGATGCCAATGTCTTAGCAAATATCATCTTAGATTTCATCTTTGAACATCATATTCCTTTCAAAGAAGGCTATGAGATTTTACCAGCGAATCAAGAATATTACTTCTACAAATGCATCACAAAAAGAGTCTGCTGTATCTGTGGCAAAACAGGAGCTGACATCGATCACTTTGACAAAGCGCTAGGAAGACGAAAGCGCAAAGAAGTTGATCATTCAGAGTACACATTTGCAGCACTCTGCAGGATTCATCACACGGAGAAACACAAAATAGGTGTGGCTAATTTCAAAAATAAGTATCAAATCAAAGGGATTAAGTTAAACCAGGAAACAATTAAGAAACTTAGAATAGGAGGGTAAAAAATATTGTCTGACAACAAACGCTACTACTATTTAAAACTAAAAGAGAATTTTTTCGATAGTGACGAGATGGTTCTCTTAGAAAGTATGCCAGATGGCTATATTTATTCTAATATTCTTCTCAAACTTTATTTAAGAAGTCTAAAACACGAAGGTAAGTTGATGTTTAATGACAGGATTCCATTTAACTCTACAATGCTCGCAACTATTACAAGACATTCTGTAGGAGTCGTAGAAAAAGCGGTACAAATTTTCCGTGATTTGCAGCTTATTGACGTATTAGATAACGGAGCAATTTATATGTCTGATATACAAAGTTTTATTGGGAAATCTTCAACTGAAGCTGATAGGAAGAGAAAATACAGAAAAGAAATTGAGGAAGCAAAACAGAATTTAATAACAAGTGGACAAATGTCGGACAAATGTCCGGACAAAACTACACCAGAGTTAGAGATAGAGTTAGAGAAAGATATAGAGTTAGAGAAAGATATAGAGAATGTAACGCCTCCGAAAAAATCGAAGGCTAAGCCCATCCGTCATAAATACGGAGAGTATAAAAATGTTCTTTTGTCAGATGAGCAGATGGAGAAACTCAAAATAGAATTCCCTAATGACTATCAAGAACGAATAGAACGGCTATCTGAGTATTGTGAATCATCAGGTAAGACTTATAAAAACTATTTGGCAACTATTCGAAGCTGGGCAAGAAAAGAAAAAAATGAATCTAAGAGCGCAAGCAGTGGATACAAGCGCACAGGGAGACGAGAGAAGCTTCCTGAGTGGGCAATCGACCAAGAAGCCTATCTTAAGAAAAAAGCGCTAGAACGAGCTAATAGACAATCAAAAGCACCATTCTAAGAGGTGGAAAATTGAAAATCGATTATCTAGAACTAATTAATGAAATAGCAAAGTATAAAACTGGTGAGGAAATAGAAATCCTGAGAGACGTATATGATCAACTCGAAGAAGCTGGAATCGAAGGAATTAAGAAAGACCGTTCGAGTTGGAGTAAACTCAGATACTATTTCGCACTCTATATCGATGCAACACAATTAAGAAATTTAGCTTATACAAAATTACTATTTGTTGATTGCGTTAAAGGATTGCAAAAACATCTTAGTGAACTTGAACAGGTGTAATCAGATGGATCTAAAAACATTTACAGCACAGATCGAACTAATGCATCAAGAAGCTTTAAGACAAAGCGCCTCGTACGAAGACAAGTGGCTCAACACGTTCCATGGTGGACGTGAGAGCGCACTTGATCAAGTACTCAAATTATTGAAAGGGGAACGTCGGGATGGATAAGAAAGCGGCAATGAAACGAATCATCAAACTGACACATTCTGAGAATTGGCAAGAAGACAAAGAAATAGTTGCAGAAGTCCAAAGGATCGGTAAATCAATGTGGACTGAAAAACCCAAACGGAAAACGCCGAGAAAAATTGCAATCTGGCATGGTGATCGAATTCTAGTAACAGGTACTGCTGAACAGTTATCTGAAATTACTGGTCTGAGCAAAAACATTATCTGGGATAGAGCTAGGAGCTTATGGATTGATCCAAAAGGACGACAATTTAGGTATGTGGAGGAGAAATAATGGATCTCATTACACAATACAGTGACATCATCCTCAAGAAAATCATGATGAAGATTCAGAAAGATAAAAAATCAAAAGAACGAGCGGAATTAGTTAAGTTGGAAATGGCTGAAACAGGATCAGGAGTGCGAAGTAGCAGGCATTGGAAAGCAACAGCAAACATTGAATTTTATTACAACGAAATTCAAAAAGGGTTCGATCAGATGCGTGAGCTGGATCGGCAAACAAATTGGAGCAAGAAACTTCATCAAGATCGTTTCAAATTTGTAGAAAAGTATAGAGAGATATTAGACGAATACATGGAGGACAGCAAATGATACCGAAGTTTAGAGCATATTCAAAAGAAGAAAATGAAATGTACTATCCGCATAATGATAAAAATGTGGATTGGACAATAGACGATGAAACAGGCTTTATTGCTCCGCTTGTAAATTTAGGCGGTGGCATGTGGGGAATGATAGACAAATACGAGCTCATGCAATCTACCACTCTGAAGGATAAGAATGGTGTGGAGATATTTGAAGGGGATGTAGTAGCAGTCGAAAATCATCCATTTCAAAGAAAAGAAGACAGCAGTGCAGGGATGGAGATCGAAGGAGATTATGTAGTTGGATGGAATCAACACGACTTAACATGGTGTGCCGGAGATTTATTATTAGCTCGGCTAAAACCCTATGTAAGAGTCATCGGAAATATATACGAGAATAGCGAGTTATTGGAGGTAGAGTGATTATCTTAGCTACTGACTACATCGATTCTTTAAAAGATGAAAATGGGAATGTCCCAGCATTGCTAAATTGTGGAATTAAAAGCAAGAATAGAATCATTTTGTTACGGATATCGGCTGATTTAGCAAAATATCTTTATCTGAGCAAGACAGCAGTATATTACACTGCGGCTACACGTTATCAGTACAAGGGAAAAACAATCAGTCAGGATTATTATGATCGTTTAATCAGTCCTGATATGTATGGGAATTCAGAATCAGCAATTAAGCTGTTTGGAGCAATAGAGATATATGCCGATGATTTTCCAAATTTATGGTTGAAGGAGGAAGCGGAATGAAATACGAAATACCACTAAGCGAAGCAGATGTTCAGTCAATTATTAACGGTCGGGAGGTTAATAAAAAACTTTCAGATGGTACTGAAATAGTTATCAGACAAAGTTATTTGAAAGATATGGCAGCTCCAGTATTAATTGATCGTTTTAACGTGACTGATTCTGTGGTAGAAAACCACTTAAAAGAATTTCGATCAAGTATAGACGACACTTTCAGATTAGGGAGTTGATTGACAATGAACAACAGACATCGCAGAATAACAAAACTAAGAAAACAGGAACTGAATGTACTAAAGACAAAGTTTGAAAAAGAATATGGAATTTCAGCAGAAGAAACATATAAAGTGGCAAGTCAGTGTGTTGCTGATGCAAGTGATGCTATTCGTAAGTTTGGAATTTCGATACTAGATATTAAATGGGAGGATACAGAATGAAGATTTATGTAGTAAAGTTTGGAAATCAATTTTACAGAAGTGATGAACGTTCTATAGGGGCTAACACATTATCCATTGTAGACATACTCCAAAGTGCAAGATGGTTTGATAATCTCGAAGAAGCTAACCAAGTTTCACGACGACTTGGTGGATTAACGCAAGTATATGAACTGGTCACTATCGATCACGAGGAGGTAGAGTAATGAAACTAAAAGACGGATTTTACGCTAGCAGTCACGGTATCGGCGGTTTAATGCTAGATATGCCGACAAAGAATCCTAAAACACGTAAGAAACCAAAAGTCAAAATCGGTGACATGGTTCGCTGCGAAGCAGAAGGGTTCATCTATCCATTTCGTGGATATGTAGAGCATGTCTATAATCACTCAGCGATCATTCGCATTGAAAACACGATGGAATGTGACAAGCGGTTAGCGAAAAGCAAAGAGAATTTAGCTGTAGCGAGATTGGTGGATATTGAACTAATTAATAAAAAGACAGAAAGTCAGTAATTACTTCCTGTCTGAATAAATTATTCATACGGTTTATGATCATCATCTAAAAAGGTTTTTCCTATTTTAGATAGGAGCCGCAATAAAAAAAGAGTCAAAAGAAAAAGAGCTTTTATACCAAAATATGACATAACAATTAAAAGTATAAAATCTACTAAATCTAAAAAGATATTATTAAATTGGTCAAAGAAAGGATATAAATACGAGATTACTCCTACTGTTGCAACTCTTTGAACAATTAGAAGAAAGACTTTTAGTGTACTTGTTTTATTAGTAACAGCTGAGCCAGGAACAAGTTTTCCATATTCTTTATATTCAAGATTCATCAAGTAAACAGAAAGACATAAACATATTACAAATAACAATTGTGTCACTCCTCATTAGAAAAATTAATTATCGAAAGAGCCAAACCACTTCGACTGATGTAATAAATCCGACAAGTTTATTATATCACATAAAGGAGCGGTTTGACTTGATGCAATTGTTACGAGAGGTAGATTTCAAACAGACAAGATGTAATGCGAGAGATGTGCTGAAGAACTTTCGGCGTTTGGAGCGGATGGCAGGTCGCTCTTTGATAGATATTAAGTCTCCTATCATAACCGATATGCCGAAGGCACCGAAGTACGGCAATAAGGCAGAAGACGCGATTATTCAGATGATGGATATAGAAGCAGAGAGAGATGCGATTCTAGCGGCTTTGATGGCACTTAGTCTGATTAGTCGTCAGACACTCTACTACAGCTTTTGTGTGCCAGATAGCTTCTCAAACTACAGAATTAGCCGTGAAGTGGGTTATTCAGAAAGAAGTATACAACGGATGAAGTCGGAAGCGCTAATAGAGTTTGCAGAAGCATATAAACACGGAAGAATAATTGCTTATAAATAATTTGGCGGTTTTTTGGCGGAATGATGGCGGTTTTTAGCCGTTTACCAGTGATATTATGATAGTGTCGAAAGATTAGGAAACAGGATCGACAAAATAAAATGTAAGGGAGGAAATCTCCCTCATCGTTTAATTAAGCTTCGATAGACAGCAGCGGAAATATTAAGAATAAGGATGTGAATTTCAACTCCTTCTAAATTGTTCTTATTATCTATCATCCATTGCTGTCTATTAATTTATGTATTGGAGGGAAAACGAATGGATAAAGAAATCAAAGCAACTTTCAAATTAGATTTGACTGAACTAAAAGAACTGCTCAACAAGGCTAGTGACCAAGTCGAACAAATAAAGTATCAAGGTATGGATCGAAAACGGTTGATTGATATTATTGAGCAACAACGTTTAGAATTGATCCAAAAAGAAGCTGTATGTAAAGAGTACAAAAAACATTTAGAACAAGTAATTGAGTATCATTCAGTAGAAAAGTACAGATCAGTGGTGCAAAAAAATAGAGCATCGAGTCCTGATCCTCGTCAAGATGTATCGATTAGTATCAAGACGCCAGTATTTAATTCTGTTAAATCAGAAAAGCTAGAAAGTATCTCAACTGCTTTGGTAGAAAAAGCAGCTGAAATGAACTCCCTAGCAAATGAAGTTAGTCGTCTTATTTAGTCATATCGATAACTTGAGAGTCTTTGGTGATTCCGTTTTTTATAGAATTAATGGTTTGTTCAGCGGAATATTTAGTCAAGTATGTTTCGCTAGTTGCTACTACTTCATTGTTATTGGACTTAATAACGAAGTAATATTGGCCATTAGTTGCTTCTCTTATAACAAAGTACAAATTTTTCACCACCTTTTAATTTATTTCAGCGGACCACTCGCTGATAACTAAAATTATACGCTTAGTATTTATTTTCACAATATTAATTTGTCACTGTGGCGGAAAGGGAGACGCTTAAAAATAAGGTCAATACGTCGAGGGATAGCCTTAACGTTTTATGATTTGACCATGCAATGTTCGATTCATTGCCAGTGACTTAAGGAACCTACGGAAACAATTCATCTTATCGGATGCCGATGAATTGGCTGACTAGTCGGGATGCTACTAGCAGTTAGAAGGCATAAAATACTAGCGCAGACGTGCGCCACTCTCAGGTGTAGGTTAGGAGCGAAACATTAGTTGGGGTTATTAGGAATACGATAACCTGCTTGCGACAAAGCTTTGTACTGTCGCGTTGGTCATGAACAGAGACGGTATTCTGTTTCAGTATTCGTTAGCAACCGAGGGTGGTATGAACTCGTGTGGTGCGAGCCCTAGGGAGGAACAGGATAACCGCCTGTGTGTAGGTTGCTATTACATATTAGATCACTCTTTGAGTGGTCTTTTTATTTTGAAAGGGGAGTAAACAAATGAACGAAAACCAATTAAGAGAGTTGTTTAAAACAAATGAAGCAAACAAAACAATGGAGGCGACATTCTATGAAACTCAAAAAAGCTTAGCGTTAATCGCAAAACAAGCTAAGTATTTCTACGATCAGCTTATTCTGCAAGGATTTAATGACGCACAGGCTATGGAATTTATGATGCGAACCTTTTCTGCCAACAACCAACAGAAAGAGTGATACATAATGAGAAACTACTGGTATATATCACTATCAAATAGATATCCGCAATCAAGCGAACAAGATTCGGTTCGTTCAGTTCAGTCAGTCCAAATCAAAAAGAAATACTCCATCATTGAAATGACCAGAGAAGCTACACCAAATGAGATCGATAAGTACAATCTTCGTTACTGTGGCCATGGATATTTTAGTGAGCAGAACATACAGACAAATATAAAAAAATATCATTAACATATAACAAAGGTGGTGATGGAAAATGAGTAAGTTGAATCCTAAGCAACAAGCCTTTGCTGATGAGTACATCATCACAGGCAATGCTTATCAGTCAGCACTGAAAGCTGGCTATAAAGAAAACTACGCTAAGAACGCACAAGAAAAATTGGTGGAAAAAGGTGGAAAAGTATCCGACTACATTCAAGAGAAGCTAAAAGAAGTTCAAACTAAGAGGCATTTAACAATGGAAGAAGCTTTGGCTATTACTGCTTCTATTGCAAAAGGAGAACCACAACGCTTTGAAGTTGTTAAGAGAGATCCTTATACAAACGAAATCATAGAACGTGAAGTGAGTGAATATTCAGCAGGTTTCAAAGAACGTAACCAAGCACTTGAGCACTATTATAAAATAAACGCAGCATTTGTAGATAAGCAGAAAGTTGAAATTTCTGAAATACCTACTTTCATTGATGATATAAGTAGTGATGATGATGGCTAAAAAACTATCTGAATTTCTTCCGCCGAAGTTTCATTCAGTATGGAGAGCAACTTTAAATCAAGATATTCTTAATATAGTTTGTAAAGGTGGCCGGGGTTCAGGAAAATCATCAGATATAGCGCATATCGTTACTCAGTTACTTATGAGATATGCAGTGAATGCTGTAGGTATACGTTATGTTGATAATACACTTGAGCAATCTATTTACGAACAAATGAAATGGGCAATTGAGAAGCAGGGAGTATCGCGCCTATTTAAGTTTAATAAGTCACCACTTAAAATTACTTATCTTCCAAGAGGGAATTATATGATATTTCGTGGTGCTCAAAACCCAGAACGAATCAAGTCTTTAAAAGATAGCAAGTTTCCATTTGCTATAGGTTGGATTGAAGAATTAGCAGAATTTAAAACAGAAGATGAAGTCACGACTATCACGAACTCCCTTTTACGTGGAGAATTAGATGATGGTCTTTTTTATAAGTTTTTTTACAGCTACAATCCACCTAAGAGAAAACAATCTTGGGTAAATAAAAAATATGAGACTTCTTTTCAACCAGACAACACTTTTATTCATCACTCGACCTATCGGGATAATCCATTCATCTCTAAGGAATTTCTGAAAGAAGTTGAGGCAACTAGAGCAAGGAATCCAAGAAGGGCTGAGTGGGAATATGATGGTAAAGCTGTGGGGTCAGGAGTTGTACCTTTTGATAATCTACAAGTTAAGAAAGGTTCTATTACAGATGAAATGATCTCTAACTTTGATAACATCCGCAACGGTTTGGACTATGGATATGCAACGGATCCTTTAGCGTTCGTCAGATGGCATTATGACAAAAAGAAAAACGGTATTTATGCAATCGATGAAATTTACGGCGTGAAGATCAGCAATAGAGAATTTGCAAACAAAGCTAAATCTAAAGGTTACCAAAATGAGGAGATATTTTCAGATAGCGCAGAGCCAAAGAGTAATGCTGAATTAGTTAATGAACATGGCATGAAAGGAATAAAAGGCGTGAAAAAAGGACCTGATTCTGTTGAGTACGGTGAACAGTGGCTAGATGATTTGGCTTTTATTTGTATTGATCCACTACGCACTCCGAATATTGCTAAGGAATTCGAGAACATCGACTATCAAACAGATCGTGATGGAAATCCTAAGCCAAGGTTAGAGGATAAAGATAACCATACGATTGATGCGACAAGATACGCCTTCAACGAAGACATGTGGGCCAAAAAGAAATCAACCGTTACTAAAGAGCAGCGGAACAAAATCAGAAGAATGTTTTAAGGAGTGTGAGAAATGGATAAGGTAAACGAATTTGAATACGGTGCTGATATACATTATTCTAACGACGTGAACACAAATTATGTAAAGTTTAGCGTAGATTCCAATCTTCACTATAGGTTTAGCTCAGCAGAAGATTTACTTAACGATTTAGATACTTTAGCAGCAATGATAAAACATCATCATGAATATCAGGTAAAAAGGCTTAGTGTATTAGATGATTATTACAAAGCTAGAAATACAAATATCATGGATAACCGTAGACGTAGAGAAAAGGAAAAAGCGGATCATCGATCAGCACATAACTTTGGAAAAGTTCTTTGTACGTTTGATGTTGGGTACAACACAGGCAATCCTATAAAAGTGCAAATCGAGGACACAAATCAACAAAAAGAAATCGAAGAGTTTAATACTAATAATGACATAGATGGGTTAAATGCTGAACTCTGGCTTGATATGGATAAGTATGGGAGAGCCTATGAGATTATCTATCGAGATTCAGATGATACAGATTATGTTGATTTGGCTAATGTATTTGAAACGTTTGTTGTATATGATACTACAGTAAAGCGAGAGCCTATTTTGGCTGTACGGTATCCTAAGACAAGATTCAACAAGGATGCTGATAAACAGTACATTCAACCAATCGTATACACAAAAGAAAAAAGTATCACTTATGATGAGACGACACTAACAGCAATTGAGTTAAAGAATCCCCAGGATGAACCTCATGAATATAAAGAGGTACCTATTACAGAGTATTCTCCTAATCGTTTTCGGATGGGCTTGTATGAAGATGTACTATCTTTGATTGATCTATACGATGCAGGGCAGTCTGATACCGCCAACTATATGACTGATCTAAACGATGCTCTTCTAGTTATTATTGGTGATATTGAAGCAGCAGGACTATCCACAGAGGACGCCATCAAGCAGAAAGAAGCGAATATGCTTTTGCTTGAGTCTGGAACTGATGTGAACGGTAATAAAACAAGTGTGACTGCAGGATATATTTACAAACAATATGATGTGAACGGTGTAGAAGCATACAAAGACAGAGTACGCAAGGATATCCACGAAATATCCATGGTTCCTGATCTTACTGATGACAATTTTTCCGGAGTGCAATCGGGAGAAGCAATGAAATATAAATTATTTGGATTTGAACAAATGACGGCAACAAAGCAAAGGCTATTCAAAAAAGGTCTTATGCGGCGTTATCGTCTTTTATTTAGCCTAAAATCAAGTATTTCTGAAATGGATAACTCCGATTTGAAAGGCTTACGTGTAATATTTACGCCTAATCTACCTAAAGCCATTCTGGAAGAGTTGAAATCTTTGGTTGATGCTGGAGCTGAACTCAGTCAAGAGACGATCTTAGGACTCGCTTCTTTTGTTCCAGATGTACAGGCAGAGTTGAAACGAGTAAATAAAGAAACGCAAAAGCAGATTGGCATTTTTGATTCAGATGGTGAAGAAGTAATTAACAACAAAAAAGATGAAACAGGGGAGTGATTAAATGAACTCCCAAGAATATTGGATCAAACGGGAAAAGGAATGGCAAAAGCAACAAATTAAAGATGATAAAAAGCGCATGGCAGAAATTAAAAGTCGCATGCAATACGCACAAGATGCGATACAAAAAGAAATAGACGCGCAGTGGGACAGTTTCTCCAATGGTCAGAAAATCACACGTAGCGAAGCGATGAAGCGTGCTAGTGAAATGGACGTCAAAGCATTCGCTCGCAAAGCAAAGAAGTATGTTAAAGAGAAAGATTTTTCTCCTACAGCAAACCAAGAATTAAAGCTATACAATCTTACGATGCGTGTAAATAGATTAGAGCTCTTAAAAGCTAATATCGGACTTGAATTGATTTCTCTGTTTAATGAATTGGATAAGTACTTTTCAAATGAATTAACAAAAGCGGGTATGGATGAACTAAAGCGTCAAGCAGGAATACTTGAAATGACAATAGCTGAAAAAGGCTATCTGAAATTAGTGGAACATGTAATAAATAGCTCATTTAGGGCTGATGGATTTGCAACATTTAGCGAACGGCTTTGGATGTATCAAGCAGAATTGAAAGCCGATTTGGATAAGTTACTTGTTCGAAGTGTGACAATGGGTCGTAACCCTAAGCAGTTGGCTCCGGAATTAAGTAAGTTTTTAACAGAAGAAGGACGAGAGAATACTAAGTTTAATACACAACGTTTGATGGTAACCGAAACAACAAGAATTCAAAGTGGTGTACAGAAGGAAAGTTATCTAGATGCGGATATTGAGAAATATGGATGGGTAACTGAACCTAACGCTTGTCAATTATGTAAAAGCATTGCCGCTGATGGTCCATATTTAGTAAGTGAAATGGAAGTTGGCAAAAATATGATGCCGGTACATCCTTTTGATAGATGTTCTACTTATCCCATTGTGGATCGCTAAAAGTTGATAGTCGATAAATATAGGAGTCGCGAGCCAATTCGCTAACGGCTTTTTAATATGCCTTCTTACTGCTTACAGGCATTAAAGAGAAAGCTGTTCCGACTGACTGGCGTAACTAGTTAAATTATCGGGTAACGGCGTAACCGTGGAGGATTAATCATGAAAAAACGTTTATTTATGCCAATGAACTTACAATTTTTTTCTGAACCAGGAGATGGTGGATCTGGTGATGAGGGACAACAAGGAAACCTATCAGCTGGCTCACAAGAGACACCGCCCGCAGCAAAAGGAGAAAACACTACTGGCAAAACATTTTCTCGTGATGAGGTAGCGAAAATGATCGCTGCTGAGACGAATAAAGCAAAAGCAGCGTGGGAAAAAGAACTAGAAGCAAAAAAAGAAGAAGCTAAAAAACTGGCAAAAATGAATGCGGAAGAAAAACTACAGCATGAGTTGGAACAAAAAGAAGCTGAAATCGCTGAATTAAAGCGTGGACAGGCACTATCTGAAATGACGAAAGAAGCTTCTAAAATGCTGACAGATGCAAATTTACCACACGATGATGATTTACTTGGTCTGATTGTTTCTGATGATGCAGATGCCACAAAACAAGCTGTAGCAGTCATCACTAACTTTGCTTCTTTGATTAAGAGAGAAAACGCAAGACAAACACCACCAAATGAAGGTGGACAATTTACAGCATCGAAAAATACTAAAGAAACAGTGGCTAAACTAGCTGCTAAAAATCGAATTATCAAATAGGAGGAATAAACAATATGGCACAAACATGGAATCCAGATAACGTAACAGTTTATGAAACTAAAGAGGGTAAAATCCCTGACAAGTATAATACTTTGATTATCAACGACATTATGGAAAACTCGAAAGTAATGCAATTGGCGAAATACGAAGAAATGACAGATAAGGAAAAGAAATTTGAATACTTTGCTGAAGGTCCTGGCGCATACTGGGTTGGTGAAGGTGAGAAGATTCAAACATCTAAACCTAAATGGTTGCAAGCGACAATGGTAGCTAAAAAGCTAGGCGTGATTATTCCTGTGTCTCGTGAATACTTGCACTACAAAATGTCAGATTTCTTCACTGTTATGCAACCTAAAATTGCTGAAGCTTTCTACAAAAAGTTTGATGCGGCTGCATTACTAAACACTGACAATCCGTTTCCACAGTCTTTAGAAGAATCTGTCGTTGCAGCGGCTAATGTTATCAAAGGTCCTTTGACTTATGACAACATTTTGGCATTAGAAGATGCTTTAGGCAAAAATGAATTTGAACCAAATGCGTTCATCTCAAATCGTAAAAACCGCACAGAATTGCGTTCTGCCGCTCAAACAGTCGGTACAAACGTTGAATTTATCTATGACCGCTCGGCGAATACGATTGATGGTCTTCCTGTGGTTGACTTGAAAGCATTGGGTAAAGGTGAATTGTACGCTGGTGACTTTAACTATATGTTCTATGGTATCCCATTCAACATTTCGTTCAAGATTTCAGAAGATGCGCAATTATCTACGCTTAAAAACGAAGATGGCACTCCTGTAAACTTGTTTGAACAAGAGCTGGTTGCGTTGCGTGCAACAATGGATGTCGGCTTTATGATCGTCAAAGATGCTGCGTTCGGTAAAATTGAACCGGCGGGGGAGTAACAATCCCCGTTATAGGCGTTACTGTAACGCCTAAAACCTCAAGCGCAGTTGCGGGGACTGCTGGCAATAGACAATTAACAGCCACCGTTGCGCCACAAAACGCAACAAATAAAACAGTGACGTATTCAATTGCGCCAGTAACAAGCGGATTGACGGTTTCTTCTAGCGGTAATATCACTTGGACTGACACAGTACCAGCCGGTAAATACACGACAACAATAAAAACGGAAGATGGATCACACACAGATACTCACGTTTTGACACTGACTGAGCCGTAGGAAGGATAGGTACGAATGGTAATTAAAGATGACGTTAAGAAGCTTCTAAGCGGTTCTACAGATGATAAGCTAGAAGTTATCGAGAGACGAACTAGAGAGCGCTTAGCGTCATTGCTAGGCGTTTCTGTTACACCAGAATCACTAGAATACATCGTTTTTGACGTAACGAACAAACGTTTTAACCGAATTGGGCAAGAGGGCATGACTTCATACGCTCAAGAGGGTTTATCGATGGCTTTTCCTGATTCGGATTTTTCAGAGTATCAAAATGAGATTGACGAATTTAAGCGTAAAGATCAGGAAGAGTTGTACAAGCCAAAGCGAGGGAGGTTTAAATTTATATGAGATTTACAGCTGAAATTATATTTGTTAAACGTTCATCTGACTCTAAATATGATCCAGATCTCGGTGAGTGGGTTGAAGGAAAACCAGAAAGAACAAGAACAGAGGCAAACGTGACAGATATTGGCACTGATAGAAGTGTGACTATTTTTGGTAGTGTGGAAGAAGGGGCGAAGGTCATTAGGACGCAGCCTCTTTTTTCTATCCCTACATTTGACTATATCGAGATTGAAGGAAAGACTTGGCAACAAAAAACAGCTAGAAATACAGCATATAGAAATAGTTTAATTGTGCAAGAGGTGGTTCTTGATGAAGGCACAACTTGAATATAAAGGAATCGATCAGCTGATGCGACATCTGAAAAAAGCAGCAACGCTTAATGACGTTCAAAAAGTCGTGAAAAGTAATACTGCTGAAATGACTGAACGAATGCAAAAAGGTGCGCCAGTGGATACAGGTTACTTACGAAGATCAATAAACATGAATCTTTTAGAAGCTGGTTTAACTGGTATTGTAGGACCGACAGCAGACTATGCTCCTTATGTAGAATATGGAACTCGCTTTATGTCGGCCCAGCCTTATGTTAGACCAGCGTTTAATTACCAAAAAGTCAAATTTATGGCTGAAATGAAAGCCTTGGTGAAATGATGATTAAGACAAGAGATCAATCGATTTTTGATGAACTTTTTAAAATATCCCAAAACAAACTTGGATATAAAACATACGATTACAAAACTTTAGAGGATGTTGGTTATCCTTTTGTGGAATTTGAGAACACTCAGACCATCCATGAAGTAAATAAAACTGACATTAAAGGGTCTGTGATTGTGGTCTTATCCGTTTGGGGATTACAGAAGAAACGAAAGCAGGTGTCAGATATGGCATCTGCTCTTTTTAATGAAGCTAGATTGATAGAAGCCACAGAAGGCTATTATTGGGCTTTAAATTATCAAGCAAGTGGAATTCAAGTGATGGATGATACAACGACGAATACACCGCTAAAACGGGCGGTTGTCACACTTGAATTTAGAATTAGATAGGAGGAAGAACATGGAAGCATTAAAAGGTATTGATGTCATTTTGCTTTATCGCTTATTGAAAAAAGAAACTCAGGAAGCTGCTTGGAAAATGGCATTTCAAACAGAACACGAAAATGGTTTATCAAGAGATTCAGACTCTACAGTGACAAAAGACGGAAACGTTCAAAGTTTAAGCCCAGTTGAATATGATTTTTCGGCTACTTCAATAGTTGCCAAAGGCGATTCTCATGTAGATGAAATGAAACAAGCCTTATTAAATGGCGATATCATTGAAATTTGGGAAATCAACAAAGCAGAACAGGGAACAGATGATAATGCAAACAAGTACAAAGCTACTTATTACCAAGCATATGTGTCTGAATTTACTCCATCGGCTGCTGCAGAGGATAACGTTGAATTAAGTTTATCATTTGCAGTAAATGGTGTTGGTCAAGATGGTTATGCAACCTTGACAGAAGATCAAGCCGATGTTGTTCAATATGCATTCAAAGATACCGTGAAAGCAACTGCACCAGGAAAATAAGAGAGCTTAGATGCTCTCTTTTTATTTTAAGGAGGATGAAAAGCAATGAGGCTAGTTATAAAGGAAAAAGAATATGATTTTATTTTTGGTTATGGATTCATTAAAGAGATGAATCGTCGATATTCTGTGACTGAACAAGGGTTAACGATGAAAATGGGAATGGAAACAATATTATCAAATTTTCTTAATAAAGATGTAGAAACTCTTGTAGAGATGTTGAAAGTTGCTAATTCAACAGAAACACCGAAAGTAAGTGAGATCGCAATTGCAGATTACATTGAAGAAAATGGTAGCGAGCAGTTGTTTGATGATGTTTTAGAAGAGTTAAAAAAGTCGGAATTTACAAAATTGAAGACAAACCAACTTCTAGAAGAATTACAGAAAAGATAGATTTTGATGAAATTTATGAAGAGTTTCAATTGAATTGTCTACGTTATTTGGGAATAAATGATTTTAATCAAATGGATCGCTTAACAATAAGCGAATACAGACTAAGGCAAAAAGCTCACCAGTTAAAAATGTTAGACAAAGAATATTTGATTCATCTTGCCGCTTGGAAAAATTACGAAGTTCAAGCACAAGAGAAAAAAGGTAAAAAACAAGTTCCGATTTATCAAACCTTCAAATCTTTCTTTGATTATAAACAAAAAGAGCAAGAAATTATCGGAGTAAAAGAGGTAATAGACAGCGAACTGGTCAATCTGATTAAAAAAGCAAATAAATAAGAAAGGAGGTAGGGGATGGAAAGCTATTCTGTGCAAGCGATCCTTACAGCAGTTGATAAGAATTTTTCATCTACAATGAAAAGTGCTCAAAATGAAACGGATGGTTTGCAAGACAATACAAACAAGTTTGGTACTTCTATTACGGATATTGCAAAGGGTATGGGCATTTTCAAAGTGTTGGATGCAGCCGTTCAAACAGTGACACAATCAGTCGGTGGTGCGGTTAATCGTTTTGATACGCTTAATAAATATCCTACGGTGATGAAGGCACTAGGATATTCCACGCAAGAAGTTGATGGATCAATGCAAAAATTGACTAAGGGCATAGATGGGTTGCCAACTTCATTAGATGAAATTGTTTCAAATACACAGCAATTAGCTATCTCAACGGGTAGCTTAAATAAAGGAACAGACACAGCCCTAGCCTTAAACAATGCTTTTTTAGCATCGGGTGCTTCTACAGCTGATGCAAGCCGAGGAATGCAACAATATCAACAAATGTTAGCAAAAGGTACAGTCGATATGCAGTCGTGGCGAACATTACAAGAAACTATGCCGATTGCAATGGATAAAGTAGCAAAGTCATTCAAAGATCAAGGTGTTAACTCTGTCACTGATCTTTATTCTGCATTACAGAGTGGTAAAATCACTTTTGACGATTTTAACAATCGATTAATTGAGTTAAACGATGGCGTTGGTGGTTTTGCTGATCTAGCTAAGAAAAATTCAGCCGGAATTAAAACCTCGTTTCAAAATATAAAAACAGCAGTTGTTAAAGGTTTGGCAAATATCTTTAAAGCTATTGATGAAGAAATGCAAAATGCTGGTCTTGGTTCAATTGCTGAAAACTTGAACAAACTACAAGGTCTAATTACAAACACTTTCAATATAATCATTACTGCTTTACCATCTGTTATTAGTTTTTTATCTACTCTTTATCAAATTATCGAACCTTTTTTACCAATGATTACAGCAATAGCCGCAGCAGTTGTAACTTATCAAACTGTTATGGGGATAGCAACTAAAGCTGTAAAAATATATACAACCACACAACAATTGATGAACGCTGTTATGACTGCTAATCCAATAGGATTGATAATAACTGGTATCATTTTGTTAGTGGGTGCATTTATTTACTTGTGGAATACAAGTGAAGGATTTCGTAATTTTTGGATTAATTTGTGGGATTCAATTAAAAATATTGTAAGCACGTCTGTTGAATGGGTAAGAAATGTTTGGGACAAGTTTACGTCTTGGTTATCGGAGACATCGAATAACATTTCTAATAACGTAAAACAAGCCTGGAACAACTTAAAACAAGGAACAATCAACTTGTTCAACAATACGATTCAAGGTGCAAAAAATATTTGGGACTCCTTTAAGTCGTGGATCATCAACTTAATTACAGGGGCGAAAGATAATATAATTCAAGGATGGGAAAATCTAAAGCAAGGGACTATTAATACTTTTAACAACTTAGTAAATGGTGCTCAAGAGGCATGGGATAATTTAGTAAATGCTGTTAGTGATACGGTGGATAGAGTAACTGGCTGGTTTGATAACTTGAAAAATATCGACTTATTAGCAGCCGGAAAAGCCATCATGGATAGTTTTCTAGAAGGGTTACAAAATGCATGGAAATCTGTGCAAGATTTTGTTGGAGGTATTGGTGATTGGATTCGTGAACATAAAGGACCTATCCAATACGATAGAAAGCTATTGATTCCAGCTGGTCAGGCTATTATGAACGGTCTGAATAAAGGACTGACAGGAGGATTCAATGACGTACAGAATACTGTTGGAAGTATGGCAGACTTTATCGCGGAACTTTTCAATGCAAATTCTGATGTAGATATAGCTGCAAATCTGAAAAATGCAAATAAAAACATTGGTGCACAAGTTGAACATAAAATAAATATGGGTGGCTCTACTAAACCAGCTGTATTTAAATTCAATCTTGGAAGACAATCGTTTAGATTGTTTGTGGACGATATTTCACAAGCTATGGGCGAAGGTGCAGACATTAATCTAGAATTTTAGGAGGGAATATTTTGGATCAGCGAGAAAATAAAATGTACTCATTCAAAGATACAACTATTAATCTCAATAGTTCTAAAAGATTCCTTCCAACGTCTGCCATGATGTACGATGGAATGTATTTAGAAGATTTGATTGAGGGTTATCAAACACTTACGGTGGAAGGTAGAGAAATGCTTTCTGTAGAAGTTGAACAGCAAGAGATACAAATTGGTTCAATCATTACAAATCAGAAAATACCTTCAAGAACACTAAAAATAACATACAAGTTGGAAGACAGAGATCCAGAAAAACTACAGTTTAAATTCAAAGAGCTGTTGAATTATTTATACCGGAATGAAGACGTGGAAATTAGGTTTTATGATGAGTTAGATTATTATTACTACGGTCGCTATACATCAACTGATACTGTTCCAGGAGACTCCAACTCGATTATTTCGAGTTTTAATGTATTCTGTGCGGATCCACTAAAGTATACGAAAGAGTGTGTTAGTGATGGATATATTGGAAATCCGATACAGTTTCCTATAACGCCAAGAAAAATTGAAGTTACTTTATCCATGAATAATTCAATCAAAATTACAAACGGAGAACAAAATATCACGATAACTGATGCGGCAATAAAAACAGGAGATGTGTTGGTTTTTGATTTTTCCGATGAGCAGGTAACTGTAAACGGAGAAGATTGTACTTCTATGATTGATTTAGAAAGTGATTTTGAGAACTTTTATCTTAAGCAAGGTCAGAAGATAACTAGCAATAATGGGAAGCTTAAAATATTCTATAGGGGGGCGACAATTTGAGTGAGACAGTTTATTTCTTTGATCACTTGCAAAAACTTATTAAAAGGAAAAATACAAGAAGTTTGATTGAAGTCTCCCAAGAAAAAGAAATTAGTTCTGATAAGAGCGATCTAATGAAAGATACTCTATACGTTACGACAAAATATGATAAAGAAATAGAGGATGCAAGATATATGGCGATTCGTGAAAACGAGTCGTCTTTTTCGTTGTATCGAATTACTAAAGTTAGCGACCCATCTGAAACATTAGAGTTTACAGGGTTAGGATTTGCAACAAATGAATTAGATGCTTACATCATCAAAGATATTAGACCGAGTGGGCAGCCCTTAAAAAATGTCCTTGATCGATTGATTGAATTTACTGAAGGAAATTGGCGCGTTGGTCACGTAGAAGCAATGTTACCAGCAGTAACTGCAACTTTTTACTATGTCTCTGTAAAAGAAGCGTTGAAAGAATTGCAAACCTTAGGTATGGAATTTGTCTTTAGGTGTTCTTTGAATTCTGATGGAATAAAGGATAAATGGATCGAAGTATATGAACAAATTGGTGAAGAATCGAATACACGTTTTGTATATGGTAGTAAAGCATTAACAGTTGTAAGAGAGATAGATCGAAGCTCAATCTCAACCTCAATGATAGGTCGTGGGCGAGGCGAAGAGGTTGGTGACGGATACGGTAGAAGAATTGAATTTACTGATGTTGAATGGAAAAAGTCGAATGGTGATCCTTTAGATAAGCCTAAAGGCCAAAATTGGCTTGAAGATCCGGAAGCAACTCAAAAGTATGGGATACCACAAAAAGATGGATCAATGAGAAAACGAGAAACCGTAGTAGTGTTTGATGATATAGATGATCCAACAGAATTACTTAAAAATACTTATTCAACCTTAATCGATTCTGCTAGACCGTTAGTACAATTCAAAGCTGAAGTCACTGGAGGAGATGTGATAGGAAATACAGTGACTATTCACAGATACGATAAAGGTTATCACTATAAAACTCGTATTTATAAAACTACATTCAATCGGCTTACCGGTCAAACGAATATCGAACTAGGGGATAATTTAACACAAGATGTTAGAAAACAAACGGCTTCTATTGTCAATAATATTAATAGTTTAGAATCTAGCAAAATGACATTTTACGAATCGACAGAGATTGGAAAATATCAAGATGACATTATGCGAGGTGCAGGAGATAATGGCGGTTCTATTTATTGGGTAAATGGAATTGAAGCTGGTGTTAGTGATAGTAGAGAAATCTATGAAACTGTTTATATGGATGGACCTAACATTCCTAGATCACGCTTTTTTATGGTCCAAAATAACTCAGGAATATCTTTCAAACAGTGTAAGAAAGGTGAATGGAAAACAATCCAAGATGTACACAATGGTGATAGCACGACCGCTTGGACGTTGGATGGAACTTTCAATGCTAATTTTATTCGCGCAGGCATTCTGTCTGGTATCCTCGTGCAAGGGGTAGCTTTAAAAACATTTGACGATAAAGATTTCCAATTAGTGGCAGAGGGGGGAGAACTTTCTTTTGAAAAACAAGTCAAGTCTACTGGGCTAGATGATGTACATGGAGCACGCTTGGGCTCAATTGTATCTACTTATGGTTCTAAAGGGATTAACGGCTTTGCTGTATGGAAAGAACCAAACTATATTTTTTCCATTAACGCTGGGGACGGCGGCGATCGAGGGAATCCTGTTTTTCAAATTCCAGCAGACGTTACTGCTGATAAGCGCAAATATAATCTTTACGGTGATGGTAAATTTTCAGAAGGAAATATAACCATAGATGGCCGTCTAGATGTCAAAGAATTATATGTGAATGGCGTTAAAATCGATACAAACGGTGGAGGCAATAATGGAGGAGACAATACTGGAGGAAACGATAACGGTTGGAATGGACAATATCCACCAGAAGTAACTACTGATCGGGATAAACGTTATTGGCAGATTTGGGCAATGGCAATAGGTGCTGGCTTTACTAAACAAGCTGCTGCAGCCTTACTTGGAAATGCACAAGGAGAATCAGATGCTAATCCAACCGCCGATGAGGGCAATGGCGCACCAGGGTTCGGTTATGGTGTATGGCAATGGACCGATTCTTCTGGCGCAACTAGCGGACGTGTTTACATGATCAATCTAATGACAAAGGCTGGCATCAGTGATGATCCAGACACGATCGCGGCGCAGTTCAAATTGTTGATATGGCATGCACCAAATGGTCAATGGATCGCAACTAGCGCTTATCCTTACACATGGACACAATTCATGAATCTGACCGATATCAACACAGCAGCACAAGCATTCGTGGCTAACTTTGAACGTCCACGTGATCCACATCCAGAACGGACGACATGGGCACAAGAATGGTATGACAAGTTCAAAGATTTAGAAATTCCTGCATCGAAAGGGTATATAAAACCAATTGCAGATCCAATCAGAGTGACGAGCGAATTTGGCTGGCGCACTTCTCCAATTACAGGAGCGCAAGAATTTCATAACGGTATTGACCTTGTAAATGGAAATCCTAATACACCTATTTTTGCATCAGCAGACGGCGAAGTGATTGTTGCAGGTCATGCAAATTACTTTGACTGGTATGGAAATTGGACAGTGATTAAACACGCTGATGGAATGTATACAGGCTATGCACATCAAAGCCGTGTGGATGTTGCAAAAGGTCAAAAAGTAACTGCTGGTCAGCAAATTGGGCTGATGGGGACAACAGGACCATCAACTGGAGAACATCTTCATTTCCAATTTATGGATGAATTTTATCCATCTTCTTCTGGTCATTTCAATAATGCAAGAGACTACATCGATTTCTAAAGGAGGGATAGTCGTGGCAGAAACGCAGCATAAAATGGTCCTATCCACCACCTAACCAAACAACGGAATAAATTTGGTTCGAATTCGGCAAGGGGATGTTTTAACGCAAAAGTTCGTTGTTGAAGTGGTGGAACATGGCAAACTAAAAACATTCGAGGGCCTAGTGCCGTTTTTTATTAATACAACAAAATTTGGCGAAAACCAACCTGTTGAACAAAAAGTACAAGAATACAGTCCAGCGCAAGCAAGGCTTGTTTACACCTTAAGTGAGCCTGACTGGCAATGGGGTGGTGAAAACACCGCACATTTCAGTTTCCGATCACTTAATGGTGATGGAACTTGGAGTGAACAATTTAGCACACAGGATTTTACCTATCGAGTCATTTCTGGAATATCTAGAAGCCAGTTACGTGACTCTGGCTATGTGTGGACCTTTGAGGTTTTGCTAAGAAAATTCAAAGATTACATGGATCAGGGCAAAAATGACTGGGAGCAGTGGTTAGAAGATAATCGTGAAATACTGGAAAATATCGATCCAGGTGGTACGATCATTAACATTCTGAATGAAGCTAAAGGCGACTACGAATCATTAGCTGATCGTTTAAACCAAAAATACCAAGTGCCAGTCGGCAGCTCACAAATTAGAGAAACAACACGCTTTTTTGATTACGACACGATGAAATACGTTGACCTAGTGCCGCGCAATTTGAATACGGTTGTCAACAGTGTTAATAACAGTAAATTTAACTTTTCTTTCATTACAGACATTCACGTAGATAATCACAACTTGCGTATAGATGGTGTCGGCTACAAAGACGCTTACTATCTAAGACATTGGCGCGCAATCCCTCAATTTCAAAAGTTAGGGAACAAAACAGATGTGATGATCTATGGTGGAGACAATATTGACGGCGGGCTTGGTTCACTCGGTAACGACACAGGCATTATTGACGAATGGAGCGCGCGACATTCTATGTTAGGCACGCTTAAACGCTTCACCAACGCAGCGGTAGCAGGACAAGAAAAACCGGTTATTATCTGCAAAGGAAACCACGACGCTTGCTTCGATCCAGCGTGGCTCAAACGAAAAGGAATGTTATGTAATGCCGACTTCGAAGAATATTGGAGCGGCTTGTATGGTGGTACGTTGTTCCCAGATAAAAACGTAGCAATTTACCGTTTCGATACTTGCGATTTTTACGAAGGCGGCACAGGCGACAAGTACGTGGACGGTTACAGCAATGAAACGCAGGGAGTTTTCAGCGCTAAACAAATCAACGCCTTCGGAGAATGGTTGGTGAACGTTCCGAGAAACTATCATGTGGTATTAGTAGGGCATACACCTTTACGTTTAGCTAGTGCTAATGTTCGTAATATCAACATGATTAGCGCGTTGGTAGAAGGCTTTAAATCTGGAAGCCCAGTAACTATTAATTGGGCCGACTTAGGGCAACCGAATGACGGTTCGTTCGGTGGATCGAAGACCTTCGCTATGAACACAAAAGGCGCGGGCGTTGTGGTAGGTTATTTCTGCGGACATTGGCACCAACACCTCGAAGATATGTTCGGAACAGTAAAAATGATTATTTGCGACGTTGGTTTTTCTCAAACAGCTAGCCAAGTAGACACGCCGGATGAATTAGCGTTTTACAAAATAGAAGTTGACACAGCAACGAGAAAAGTGACAAGTAAAGGCGTAGGACGCGCGAAAGACTTCACTTATAACTATTAAGGCGGTGAACAATTAAATGTTAGATTTTCAAAGCAAACCAAATATTTTTGAAGAAATGAGTTATGAAGAGGCTGTGAAATGGTTATTGCGTCAAGCGGCTATCCATTACGACGGCTCGGATCACGACGCGCACGTCCTAGCTACTGAAAGCAACGCGGGCTTTGCTACACCAGAAACAGTTATGCAAGCGCGTGGGCGTTGGTTACGAGATTATAAGTTGCCACAAAAATATCCAAACATCTTGGATATTCCACCCGGAAAATACGCAACCAAAGCCGGATGGGGTGCAGACAACCCCGGCGGGATTGAAGATGATAGTTTTGTTGAAATGATGGTATTCGCGGATCACGATTTGAGAAAATTAATCGTCGCTTTTGCTCGTTATAGCGGCGAAATTTACATCAAAATGACACATAACAGCGAACCGGTAGAGGGTTATAACTCGTTAGGTTGGCGGCGCGTTTACACTGCTTCTGTTCTTTTTGAAGGAGAATTAAGAAAAGGACAATCAGTCAATCTGCCAGATGATACTTTCCGTTACCAAACGCTTCGTATCCACTACACAGACGGTGACGGAGACTTTGTAGAAGAAGTGAAACGTCAAAGATACGCGCGGATTACAAAAGCTAATTTATGGAACGAGAGTGCAGGAATGACGTTGATCGAGTTTGAACTGACAATCGAAGCGCGAAAGATAACGATGTCAAACGGCAGAGCTTTAGATATTTCATCCGGCAATGTTTCCAATCCCGCAATGAGCAACGACGTGAAAATAACTAAGATTGAAGGTGTGAAATAATGGCGCATGTCATCAAAAAAGGCTCTATCAAAGTACCTACACAGCCGAAAGACTACGATTTGCAAGCAACGGGGCTTGTATTTAAATCATACGATAATCAAATAGCGTTAGAGTTCAACGTCGAACAACAGAACGGCACACCGGCGGACTTGCTAGGAGCTAACTTGCGCTTGTTGATGTTTATCTATGATGAAGTAGATGGAATGATCACGAAAGAGCCAATTCCTTTTATCACGAAAAACCTCATCACTGAAAGCTTCTTGAATGGACAGGTCGTATATATCTTGCCAGAAGCGATGAAAGCTTATAACGGTATGGTGGAAGCTTATGTTTACATCGAGTATCCAGACGGATCAACAAGTGATAACTTAGGCTTCACCTTCCGTATGAAGCGTTCAGCAATCGACGGACTAGCGCAAGATAAAGCAGACTACTTTATTGCAGCCTTTCAACAATTACTTGATGGAGTCAAACAAGAAACAACAGATGCAGTAAATGAGGTACTAGCAAAGGTTGAGGCTGTTTCTAAAAATGTTAGTTCAGCGCAAAATGATCTAACTATGCTTGAAGACCGTATTGATCAAACCAATCAGCAAATCGGCGATCTCGGCAAGCTGAAGAAAATGTACAGTAACAGCATCGACTTCGGGGGATATGATTATTCGGGGAATCCGAATTTAATAGCCAATATAAACGCTGACAGCTTCTCGCAAGGTACTGGTGCTTTATCTGTTATTGATGATGGTGACGAGGTAGTGGTCACGCTTGACCCAAACAATACATTAAAATTATACAAAGTGAAAAGTCAACCAGCTCTGTTAATAGGTAAAACATATACCATGAGTGTAGAAATTATGTTAGAAGATGATTTCGCTGGAGATCCTAGTACAATAGCACTGACATATTTTAACCTGCCTGATAGGACCCCAGCGCTAACTACGCCTAATAAATTAACTACTGTTAAGGGTGTATGGCAAAAGCTAACTGTTACCGCTAAAATGACTACTGCTATTGATAAGGCTGAAAGTTGGCATGTAACACTATATAATCAAGACGCCAATAACAGCCTATCTGGTAGACTACGTTTGAGACACGTTAAACTTGAAGCTGGTTCAACAGCTACACCATATCAGCCAAATCTACTCGATGCGCCGTATTATTTGAGTAAGGTTCCACTGGGAGAGAATATTCTTAAACCAGCTTCTTTCCCAATTAATACTACAGAATATATGGCGGCTAATTTTACTCCTAATGAACCATACGTAAAGGGACAAAAGTATACTTTTACAATGAAGGCGAGCAAACCATCTACACAGACGTTTGGAATTTATTTACGAGCTGGATCTTTACCTGTCGGTAATATGGTTCCTGTAGAAGGTTTGGCAGACGTATGGCAACTTACTTTCGAAATAACACAAAGTCACATTGATGGTAGTGCAAATGCATTGAATGTATTTCAAGCGCCACAATCGACGAAAGGAACAGTAAATATTGAATGGGCAAAACTAGAAAAAGGAGATACACGAACCCCGAATATTAGTGAATATAAATATTTCGGTGAAGGCTTGAAAGACAGTAATAATCCCAATGATTACAGCTGGGACATCACAGCTGAATATGTAGAAGATAACCTGGCTAATAATAAAAATAATATTGCTACTAATACAACGAATATCTCCACTAACACTACAGCTATATCTACACTACAAAACAAAAATTTATTCACGCAGAATAAAAGTACACATGGCTTAACTTGGATTGCACATAGAGGAAACAATTCAACCGCACCAGAAAATAGTATTGTAGCTTTCGAAAATGTTTATAGACACCAAGCGATAGAAACAGATATTCAGTTAACAAGCGATAATCGTTGGGTAGTTATGCATGACGAAACAGTAGATAGAACAACTAATGGTACAGGAAAAATATCAGATATGACCTATGATCAATTTAGAGCCTTAAGAATTGATACAGGCGCTAATATTGATAAACTAACTGATGATGAAAAAATTCCACCTAATTTAGAAGAGTTTTTATTGATATGTAAAAAAAACAATAGAATACCAGTTGTTGAAATAAAAGCTACTGGCGGGTATACAAAAGAACAACTTCAATTAATTAAAACTATTTCTGATGGAATTGGGATGACTGAAAAAATTATATTTATCAGTTTTAACTACGATATGTTAGTTTTAATGCGAGAGATATTTCCTTTTAACGAATTACAGTGGGTATATCAAGGTACAATTAATACAGATGTTATTACAAAATTAAAAGCGCTTGGGTTACCTTGCGGTTTGGATATAAATGAAAATAATGCGTCTCTAACTAAAGATAATGTAAACTTGCTACATGCTAATCGCTTGAAAATTGGCGCGTGGACTGTTGAATATAATTCTTTTGAAAAGATGAAAGACTTAGGAATAGATTATATCACTACGAATAGTCCATCTGGTTACTTAAAATATGCCGAATTAAGTTTGCTTAACGGTTTTACACCTACTAATGATAATGGCCAAGTCCCACAGTTTGCAGCAGAGTTAGAAGGAGGATATGTTTTTCTAAGCTTCAATGTAAAAGATGGAACAAATAATAATCAATTAACAGAAATTGCCAAACTACCTGATTGGGCTATCCCTCATGAAAAACAATATAATCAATGTATGATACGGACGTCTAGCGGTGTATCACTAGCTACTTTTGATACGCAGGGATGGAAACATTCTACGGGTGTAACTGAAGGTACAGTTACTATTGGTTTAGGCTGGTCTTCGAGAACTACCTGGGCCGCAGGTCAATGTATTTATAAAATAGATTAACTTTGCTACCAACACGCTCAATAGAGGGTGTTTTTTATTTTGCAACGAAAGGAGGCTAGTTGGTTGAAAGACGAAGCAATACAAGACGTGGTAGAACGCTTAGTTCGTATTGAAACTAAACTTGATAACTATGAAGCGCTAAGAGAAAAAGCAGAAAGTGCAAAAGATCAAGCTGAAAAAGCATATTCTATCGCTTTGAACAATGCTGATGATATTAGAGAAATGAAAGCCAATAATAAATGGTCGTGGGGTTACATGATCGGTTTAGGCATTACGATCATTGGCTATTTCTTGACTAAATTGTAAAGGAGGTGAGAAGAAATGGTTTTACCAGATAAGTATTATCAAGTCATTAAATGGACAGTTTTAACAGTATTGCCAGCTGCATCTGCTTTAGTAGCCATGTTAGGGAAAGCGTATGGATGGAATGGAACAGATATGACAGTACTCACTATCAATGCAGCAGCAACATTCTTAGGTGTTATCACTGGCGTTTCAGCGTATAACAACTCAAAAAAATAGGAGGAGCATATGAAAAAGAAAATTATTATTACTGCGATGAGCCTATTAACGGCTCTTTTTTTATTGCCAATTAATGGGTTCGCCTATACGATCAACAATGAATTTAATTTGGGCCCAAACGAAGGCGATTCTCGGATGGCTTATCAAAACTATATTCTGATCCATGAAACTGCGACACTTGCTCCTGCGCGTAATGTAGCAGCTAATATGAAGAATAATTATAATGGTATTAGGCCTTATACAACTGATGTTGTTGGAGACGGAGGGATTGTTTACCGAGTAGGAGAACCAGGCTATGTTTCTTGGGGTGCACTGAATGCGAATCCATATGCTCCTGCACAAATTGAATTACAGCATACTTACGATCGTAACCTGTTTGAAAAGAATTATCGTGCTTACGTAGAATTAATTCGTGATTACTGTAATCAGTTTAATATTCCTAAGACTTTAGATACGGGGTATCCGAATAAGGGAGTAAAATCTCATTTATGGGTAACAAATACCTACGGAGGCGATCATACAGATCCTTACGGTTATCTTTCTGAAATGGGCGTAAGTAAGGAGAAACTGGCTTACGATTTAGCCCATGGATTTACAGATGAAAATCCAACGACTTCTGAAAACAAGCCTGTCATTGATCCAACCCGAGCAGGTGCAGCAAATCCTACGCTGACAGATGGAACAAATTACGCCCACATTGATCAGTTCGGAGAAATCGAAAACGCAAACTTGCATGTAGCTGGATGGCACATCGCTAACTATCAATACGAGTATGTTTTCATTATGGACTACAATACTGGAAAAGAACTAGCTAGAGTAAGAGCTGATGGGATTTATAGACCAGACGTAAATCAAGCTTATAATACTTTAGGAAATGTTGGTTATCATGTATCTTTCAACATGCGTAATTTTCCTAATAAGAAAGTCTATGTCATGATGCGGGCTACAAATGATCCAACAGGAAATACTAAAGGTGGAGTACAAGATTTTCATGATAAACGCTGGTATTTAAATATTCCGCAACGATAAAAAAATAGCCCCTCGTTGAGGGGCAGTACATATTATGTAACTTTTCCTAACGAATAAAAAATTCATTAGTGGGTATAGCCATACTAACATTTGAATCTCTTACTTGACCTGTATGGCAGAAACCAAGAGATTCATAAAAACCACGGACATCAGGTTCGCTTTGAACTGTAATCAAACAAGCTCCTATATTACTTAGTAGCGCAGTTTTTATAAATAAAAAGGCATAATACATCATCTCTTGACCTAAATGTTGCGCTTGATAAGGTCCGTTAACGGCAAAGTGGTGTATTTGTATACCAGGGATTGATTTACGGTAAACTGGGTTTTTCCAATTAGTTAATAGATCTTGTAATTTGGATTTTTTTGTAATCAATACACGATCAGTAGTTAAAGAGAAAAAACCTAGTAAGTAGGTTTCTTTACCTTTTGGGGTTACAAACATTAAATAAGTCTTTGTAATTCCATATTGTAAATCTTCTAGTGCTTCGTTTTTTAAGTAAGAATCAATATGATCTTTTCCAGAAGAAAAAGCCTCTACTAAGGCTCTTTCTTTGTCATCGATATTTGATATTTTTTTAAATTCAACTTTATCATCAAGTAACATATCTGCCTCGTTCTATACCTCGTATTTTACACCATCAACATTTATTGTTTTTATTTTCTTCATGCCAGCTAATGTCTTGGCAATTTTTGAGTTTGAAGGAACTTTTTTGTTTTTATATATATCGGCTAGAAATTTGCTACACTCTTTTTCTGAATTGAAAACTAATTCAGTGTTTTTAATAGTGGTAGCCATAAAATCACTCCTCACTATGTTGATTTTTATGTACATATAGTATACCAACTTAGAATCTTAGAGTAAACATAAATCACTTGACAATTTTAAATATGTTTATTAGCATATTTTGACTTCTAACATGTTGAATATTCTAGTTTTTAATTTGAAACTGTGTAATAATAAATATGCCATCACAACAAAGAATGAAACCCATTATTATATCTAGTCTATCTCCATTCTTTTTGTTAACAGGAGTTGTGGTGGCTTCTCGTACCCTTAGCTCAGTTGGTTAGAGCAGACGGCTCATAACCGTCCGGTCGTAGGTTCGAGTCCTACAGGGTACATTAATGTAGCCAATTGAATTGTTCTGTGTTAGAATTTTTTGAAGAGTATTATACAAGCTAAAGCTTTTCTCCATTGCCACTCAAATGAGTGGCTTTTTTATGTATTCTTTTATGGATTAATGAAAGGATGTTTCACATAGTTATACTTCTGTATATTTGAAAAGTTTTACTTTGACTTTTAAAATAGAAAGACATTTGGGTTAAATTGTGAGATAATAATAAAGAAGAGTTTAAAGCGTTCCCCAAAAACCACTTCCCCATAAGTGTGTTACGCTTTAAACTCTTTTATATTTGAAGCTATTAAAAAGCATACCATATAACTGTAAAAAATAATGGGAAAAAGGCTTATAATTGGAGTGATAGTTAATTAGTGACTTATTTTTGATTTTATAGCACTGATACTATAAAATATAGATATCATCATATTACACAATCTTAATACTAACTTAAAAATATCTCCTTTTATAAGTATGGTGATAAAATCCGTTCCGGGCTACCTTTTTAGGTAGCCTACTTTAATCTTTATACCTTTCTGGATCAATAAAAGTATACTTTACATAGTCAAATCGTTTATGTTTTGCTCTGACATCTGGGACATTTGTCACTACATCAAATAAAAAATAGGCATCTAGGTTCATTCTCGTTTTCGCAGCAGGGATTTTAAAGTAGTTCTTATTAGAATAGTAGAGATTGATTAATAAGCTATCTTCGATTGCTAAAAAGAAAACTTCTGAATCCCACACCTTATAAAAATCTTTGACAAATCTATTCGAAGGATCAAATTTAAACCATAATTGTGTTTTTCCTTCCATCAGCATAAAAGTTCACCTCAAAAAGAGTATACGAACGAATGTTTGTATTGTAAATAGAAGAAGATGAGCTAAATTAAATGCTCATCTTCTTTGATAGATATTATAAATCTAATAATTCTTGTTTCTTTTTATTAAATTCTTCTTCTGTAATGATTCCATCATCCAATAGTTCTTTATATTTTCTTATTTCATCTGCTTGACTTTCTGAGGTGTTAGTCGGAACTCCTTCTTTTTCTTTTAGTATCCATTCTAATTTCGCAACAAGTTTATTATATATATCCATAGAGGCTCTTCCTACAATAGAATCTAATTTAGTTTCGCTGTTAATGATTAAATATTTAACTGATGAGTTATCAGCAAGATGAACCATAACACCTAATTGTTTTACAGATTCAAATTCTTTGCCACCAGTACCGGCGCCAACTAAAGCTCCAATAGGACCTGCTAATACACCACCAACAACTGCTCTAGTTATTCCATGATGTTTTTTTATTTTTGATCCTTCAAAAACCGGTGTATAACTGATTAAGTCATTATAGTTTAATACACACTGCTCTCTATTTTTTAATATAGACTTCTTTATAAAAGCTTTTTTATGGATATCATCAAAGTAGAAATCTTCAATGATCAAGTTACTATTATCTTTAAAATAGTTAAAAGTTTTTGCTTGTTCAGTCTTCTTTATTTCTTTTTCTTTTTTCTTAGCTAGTTTTTTTTCTTTGTTACCGAATAACCCCATATACATGAACCTTCCTTCTATCTATATAATATTCACATTCTTATCATATCAGAGGAAAATATTATATAAAAGAAGTTATGAAAATTTAACATAAAAAATGACCATACTTTGACCATACTTTTGAGAAATAATAGGAAATTGCACATTATAGATAATATTAGAAATCTAGTGATCTCAAGCTGTTAGCATTGTTCAGAATATACCAGAAAAAGGTATATTTGAAGTGTCTGTTTATCCAGTAGCTCAAGAAGCTTAATAAATAAACTGCTCTATCTCTTGTGTGGCAAGGGATGGAGCTTTTTTGTAAATTATGGGATTTTTTTTGACCATACTTTTGACCATACTTTCTTAGAAGTTAATATAATTTGTTAGTTTTTGTGTTGTTTCTTCTTTTTTGCTGTTAGTAATGTGTGTATATG